TGGAAACCATTGAAAAATAAGGGTTTCCGGGCTTTTATTTTGCCTAAGTGTACCAGAAGTGTACCACATTCCAAAATTATAGGCTTTTTTGTGCATTTTGCCATGCTGCCGGAGATAGATCAGCGGCGGCACTGTCCTGAAGCTGCTGGGCCACATTGCCATGCACATCCGGGTACAGATGGCCATACAGCTCCAGGGTGGTTTGCACCTTTTCATGGCCAAGACGTTCCGACACGGCCAGGATAGGAAAGCCCATGTGAATGAGCAGACTGGCGTGAGAGTGGCGGAAATCATGCACACGAATTTTCTTGACGCCGGATTTTTTGCAGCCTGCACGCAGCTGAGAGTTTACCCAGCTTTTTGTAAACGGAAACAGCCGATCTGCTGGGTCGTAGTCCAGGAGCCTGTCAGCATAGTCCTGAACAATAGCACAGAGGAAATCCGGCAGAGTAATATCGCGCTTGCTTTTTGGCGTTTTTGGCTCGTAAATGACTTCCTGGCCATTGGCCACTGCAAAGTTTTTGGTAATATGCAGCACCTTGTTTGAGAAGTCAAAATCCGACAGGCTGAGCGCCAACAATTCCCCTTCCCGGATTCCGGTATAAAACAGGACATTAAAAGCACAGTATGGCGTTGGCTTGTCTATGGCCTGAATGAAAGTTTTGAACTCGTCCTCGGTCCAGAACAGCATTGTATCCGCTTTTGATTTTCCCATGCTGCCGGCAACCGCCGCCGGGCTGCCTGGGAGGCCGTAGTATTTGACGGCATAGTTAAGAATGGCAGCAACCTGGTTGTTGATAGTTTTGAGGTATGTCTTTGAGTACGGTTTACCATTTGGCTGCCGTAGCTCCATGAGCGTGCTTTGCCAGTTGCGGATCATGAGCGGCGTGATCTGGTTTATTGGCGTGCTGCCGAAATAGGGCAGCAGTTTTTTTGTAATGAGGTGCTGCTTATTTTCCCAGGTTGTGGCACGCAGCCTGGCTTTACAATCCGCCATATACAGCTCTACCAGGGACGCGAACGACATATCGCAGGAGGCAGCAGCCTTTGTGAGAAATTCGCGCTCCCATTCCTGGGCCTCCCGTTTTGTTGGGAAGCCTGTTTTTTTCTTTTGTACCCTTTTACCGGTCCAGTTGGTGTACCTGAATTTGCTGTACCACTTGCCGGTTTTGGGATCTTTAGCCACTGACATTTTCGGACTCCTCCGGGATGCGGTTGGCTATGACCGTTTCAAATTCCCGTAAATATTTAATATAGGCACCATAATAAGCATAGCCGGAAGCTGAGGCCGGTACAGCGCCGCTTTTAATGAGCTTTGCGACGGCCAGATCATGCGCCAGCTGATCCGGAGCAACCGGAAAGGTGCCCGTAAGCATTTCTAAATTTTCCATACAAACCTCCCATGAATGAAATTAAAACACAGTGCAAGCACTGTGCAAGTACAAGAAAAGCCCGGCTGAATCCTGAATCCTGATTCCATATTCCTGATTCTAAAACATATATGGTCGTTGCTGAGCAACAGACCGGTGGCCGTAAGCAATTCCGTTTTTTGATTTGTCCCCCGTTATTTTGAAGATGATTTAAGCCCGCCGTAAAAAGATGGGCTACCGCAGCTATTTTTTGTAGTTTGCCAAGAAGTACCAGATTTTTCTGAGCACCAGTCCCATAAAGTGGTAGAACTTTGAGAATCCAGGTATTGAACAGAAACTTTTTCGTATGGCATAGCCAAAGGATCGTTATTGCATAGCTGATTAAAAACGTCCAATGCTGAGTTTAATTCCTGAACAGCAGAAGCCCCACATTTTTGCGTATCTTGCGTAGGAACTTGCACAGATATTGCGCTGTCGTTCACGGTGTAACCAGTGCCATACGGAAAACAACCTATAGTCCACAAGTAACCGGCACGGTATTCAGTAGGCAGTGTGTAGCCGGGTGTACCATATTCCTGAGCCATTTCGTACAGCTTTTTTTCTTGCACTATTGATAAATCACGAGCACCAAGGATATCCGTATAAAACTGTTCGAATAATTTAGAAAGCTCCTGATCCTGAATAACATTTATATGGGTGGCGTTAAATGAGGTTAAGCCAGAAAATCCAGAGATGCCAATGTTTGCAAGATTGTCGCCAGACATAAAAGTAAATGACATGCTTGAATATGAATCCCATATGTCAGAAATTTGAACTACATGCAGCAAGTCCCAGAAAAAGCGACGAATATCGGCATTGCTTTCGCTGGAAGCTATATCCCGTGTGACATATAAGCAGCTATCAGATTCCTGCAAGGTAAGATCCTGATCCAGTGATGTGACAGAGTCATAAACAGAACCAGAGGAAATAGATACTAGATTTTGCTCTGTTGCAGATAGATCTTCTTGTGAACCGGCGGAGGAATGAGGAACTTCTGTTTGCTGTTGCGCTTCTGATGCTAAACTAGATTGCACGCCAGAGCAGCTAGAACATGAGAGAACAAGGACACCAGACAGAAAAAGTGCTGTTATTTTATGGGGGGGGTAAACAAATGTTTGCTTTTCATAAAAACCTCCTATTTTTTATTTTTGTCTGCCGCTTCTGCTTTTTGCAGAATTTTGGCATAGTCCGCAATACGAGCTTGATTTTCCGGAGAGAGTTCCGCCCAGTTGGATATCATTTCCATATCCCCGCGACTGAGCAGATCGATTATTTTTGGAACCTCAAAGGAAGTGCCCTCGTAAGTGCGGTATTTTGTGCGACCTAAGATGTAGTCAGTAGAAACCCCAAAGATATCCGCCAGCTGAACAAGTAGATCGCCGGATAGCTGCAAGGAGCCGTTTTCATATTTGGAAATTGCTGAATCTTTTACTTTAAGGCGCTGACCTAATTCAGCCTGAGTCCAACCGCGCTCTTGTCGTAATACTTTGATGTTATTGATAGTAGACCCCTCCTTTCTGGTTGGATTATATCACTTTCCACCGTGGAAAGTAACCACATTAACATTTTTTTCTAAAATAGAAAATTATCTATTGACATTTTCCAAAACAGAAGATATATTATAACCATAAAGTTTCCAAAATGGAAGAAAGGAGTGAAACAGATGTACGAAGATTTACGCAAGATACGAACCGAACGCGGTATCCGTTTAAAGGAATGTGCCGACGTTATAGGCGTTCAGGAGGCTTGCTACTGTAAAAAGGAACTCGGCGACCTTAAATTTTCCTTAGAGGAAGCAAAGGCGCTGGCAGATTTTTTTAAACTGCCGGTCGAAGTGCTTTTTTTTAAAGAAAAATCTTCCAAAATGGAAAGATAGGTTATTTTACAATTATATTTTGCCACATGGAGGAAAAAAATAAATGCAAAGCCGAGTAACAAAAGCGGCGGGCAACAGGTACTGCCAGGCACGACTGAAAGCGGCCAAGTACAACGAAAAGCTCTTGACGAGAGCCGGAGCTGTTGACTACTTGCCAGGGGTTACAGAGGACAGCCTGAAAAAGTACGAGCTGGACATAACAAAAACCCCAAACACGGTTGTGGCACTTATGGCTGACGCATACGCGGAGCCGGAATTGAGAGCCTGGTATTGTGCTAATGAGTGCCCGTTAGGAAAAGACAGAATCGCAGAGATCAGCGACATGCCGCCAGAAAGATGCGTGATCCGAATGAGGAGACACATGGACGACATGCAAGACGCCCTCACAGAATTTGCAGAGATTGTTGAGGATGGGGTAATAACACCGGAGGAGCTTGAAATGGTACCGGAAATAAAAAGACGGTTTACAGAGGCCCGGCAAAAGGTTGACGAAATGCTGGCCGCCATAGAAAAGATTGAAGCCCGCAAAGGGTACCCGGATTGAGAAAAGAGGTGCAGGAGCATGGGAAGAACGGCAGCAGCTACAAAAGAACCACCTAAGTTTTTGAGAGTGGCAGACGTGGCAGCCATGCTGGATATATCAGAAAGCCACGCATACAAGATTATGCGACAGCTAAACAAAGAGTTGGAAGCAAAAGGCAAGATTGTAACAGCCGGCCGAGTATCCAGGAGATACCTGGAAGAAAGGATGTATTGATGGCAGATAACACATGGAAGTTTTTAGAGCACCAGGAAAGCAACCCGGAAGCATTGAAGCAGGCAGTTGATACCCTGATCGGGTACACAAAGAAAAAGGGATTTGCAGGAGCTGAAAACGCACAGCTGGACAGCCTGGAACTTGTAAAACATGTCATTATATGCGAGGCCGCGGCGCTGGTATTAAGCGACGACTGGCAGGCATTTATGAAATACAGAAAAGCAGGAGGAAAGGAAGATGGAGAAAACAAACGTAATTAAGCTCAAATATTTAAGAGCCGGACAGCCATCCGGAAGAGAGTACACATTTTACACACCGGCACCGGTTGAGGTTGGCGACATTGTGGATATTGCAGTGGTAAGCCCGGACAACACAAGCCAGGGAATGGTCACAGCGGTAAATGTACCACTGGAAGAGATTGAGGCATTTAAGGACAGAGCCAAGACGATCATCGGAAAGGCAGCGCCAAAAGCAGAAGCTGAGGAACCGGAGCAGAAAACGCTGCTGGATGTATAAGGAGGAGCAACATGACAAGAAAAACAGTAATGCACAGAGAAACAGAGGTTTTTGTGGTTGAGGAAAGGCTGGCACCAAGAAAGGAAGCCATCAAGCGCCGTGTAAAGCTGGAAAGATGTATTGCGGCAGGCATTAACCTGGGAGCAATGATCCTGACCGGGGGCGCGCTGGTAAAGATCGGGCTTATGGTGTTTGCAGTGATCGACAGCAGAACCGGAGGCCTGGGCGGCGAGGTTTTAGTATTTCCGGCACTGGCAATGATGTTTTTATGGGGGCGTGAAATTGGCCTGGGAGAAGCAAGACAGGAGGCAGAAGCTATTGAGGACAATGGAGGAGAGTATTGAGCAGAAAGCGCAGGAACGCGCAGACAGAAAGCTGCAGTACATAATAGGCAGATACGGGGATGCGAACGGAGAACGTCGCAAACCATATTACAGAGAGCAGCTGATCCAGGAAGCAAAGGCAGCGTTGAGCTGGGAAGTTTTTAGCCTTGCTTTTATGGAATTGTGCAAAGAAAATGCCCCGGTGACACCGACCAAAGCGTCCGAGGCATGAAACCCGCAGTTATCAAATAACCGCTTGTGCTTATTATAGCATGAGAGAAAGGAATCGTAAATGAGCAAAATTATTAAGGTTAGCATGGATTTGGAGGTCACGGTGCACGATTTTCCGGAGGGCAGACTGGAAACACAGAACAGACAGTTGTGCGAGCTGATCGGAGACGGGTGCGACATGATCGAGAGCGTTATGCCGAAGAGACTTTACAGAGAGCTGGGGCACACAACCACGGTACTGAGAGAAAACAGCAAGTGCGTGAGCATGTTGGTGGATGAAGAATTTTTATTTAGAAACGGTTTGCAGCCGAACCTGATCGGTTGTTACCTGTACGAAACGGACAAACACCGCTCCCCGATTATGGGAAACATCCTTTTTGTAGGCAATGCCTATGTTGGAGACGGCATTGAGTTTACAGGCATTGAGCCGGAGACTTTTGAAACGCTGCACAAGCAGTTGAAAAATATGACAATGGACATGAAAGCACACAAGGAGGCTTTAGGAGTATGAAAATCTTAAAAATGAAGTTGGAAAACTTCCAGGGCGTGAAAGAACTGAAAATTGACCCGCAGGGCGAAAGCAGCGCGATCTATGGCGATAACGGAACCGGCAAGAGCACCGTATACAATGCCTTTACCTGGCTGATGTACGGCAAGCCGAGCACCACAGAAAAGAATTACACACCAAAAACCACCGGCAGCCATAACCTGCACCATAGCGTGGAAATGACCGTGGAACTGGCAGACGGTTCGGAAATGGTACTGAAAAAAGATTACCACGAAGTATACAAGACCATTAAGGGAAACCCGCAGCCGGTGTTATCCGGACACACAACAGATTACAGCATGGACGGGGTACCGGTAAGCGAAACCCAGTTTAAAAAGAATCTGTTGGAAATTTACCATGACGAAGAACTGGCAAAGATGTTGACCTCTTACAACTACTTTTTGGAAAGCATGAAAGTAGCAGACCGCCGCAAAATCCTGTTACAGGTGTGCGGGGATGCGGATTTTAATGAGGTTATTGAGAGCCAGGGAGACCTGTTGAGAGAACTTCCGGAAATGCTCCGCAAGCCTGG